TAAAGAAGGCAAAAACCGAAGATTCAAAAACGGATTTCAAGTAGAAAACTATGTTTACAATATCAACGCAGCTGGTCGTATTTATGAAACCGCTGGTCGATTAAACCCACAAGGTCGAGCACCATTCACATCTGTTTACGAAGGTGGCGGCACTATGGCATTTAAACAATCTGGTAGCAGAAAAAGCAGAAGCAGGTCTACAGCTTCTTATGATTCTAATAACCCATTTGCTGGCTATCAGTTTGTTACAGCTCTACCAGGACTAACATCACAACCTAAGATTAAAGGCGTTAGAAGTGGTGGCAAAAAGACTAAGGGCCGTTTGATCTACAAGGCTTTTGCCAATGAAAGTCCTAAAGTTTATGATGCAATATTAAAGGCAATTAATAAGACCGCTGATTTTTTCAATTCATCTACAGAAGTTAAGAGGGCTGCATAATGGCCAATGTAGTCGTATCCGCTTTAGCCACCTGGAATGGTAAAGCATTAAAAAAGGCTAAACAAGATGTAAGCGTATTTGATAAACAAGTAAAGAAGTTAGGCAGAACCTTTGGCTTAACCTTTAGCGCAGCAGCCTTAGTTACATTTAGTAAGAAAGCGATCAAAGCCTTTAATGATGATGAGGCCGCAGCCAAGCGGCTGCAGTTACAGCTAGAAAATACTGGCAACGCATTTAGAGTATCTGAGGTAGAAGCCTACATAAAAAGCCTTGAAAAAACCCTAGGCATATTAGATGATTTGCGTGGCCCATTTCAAACGTTCTTAAATGCTACTGGATCAGTTGAGTTAGCACAAAGATCTTTAGAGGCTGCATTAAACATAAGCGCTGGCACAGGTGAAAGCCTAGGCACAGTAGTAAATGCTATTTCAGCTGGTATTAGAGGTCAGACCAAAGCAATCAAGGGCCTTAACACAGGTATAGATGAAAACATAATTGCAACTGGCGACATGAACAAAATCATGGATGCGCTGGAAAAAAGATTCTCTGGTCAATCCGCAGCTAGATTAGATACCTACGCTGGCAAAATGGATGTGCTTAAAAAAGGCGCAGATGAAGCTACAAAGTCTATTGGTAAAGGTTTAGTAGATGCATTAGTTATATTAAGCAAAGATAATTCAGTATCTAGCCTTGCCGATGACTTTGAAAACCTTGGCGACAACATTGCTTATGCTATTGTCGAAATGGCTAAGTTAATTAAGAAATTTGATGATCTAGTAGATAACCCACAATTCCAGGCAGGACTATTAGCCTTAGCTGTTTTAAGTAGAAAGCCGCAAGCTGTAGTAGGGGCTATGGGTCTTATTGGACTAAATGCCGCAGGTAACGCATTAACTAGACCAAGAACTGAAACACAGCCAAACGTTGGTGGCTACTCTGGTATTCCAGATGTTAAGGTCGCAAAGGAATTATTAAAGGCACGTAAAAAAGAATACGACATAATTAATCAAAAGAATAAACTGGAAAGCAAAAACGTAGAAGAACTTAAAAAGAAGTTTGATTTAGAACGCATAGGATTAACACAGGCGCTAAACGTTGCAACCGATGACGAAACTAAAACACGCTTAAAAGCACAAATAGCAATTCTGGACAATAATGATGCAATGGCAAAGAAGTTACTGGCCGAATTAGAAGCTTATGAAGCATTAAAGAAATTGGCGGATGCTGCCAATAAAGCTGCCGATGCGTTAGATCGAAACATGAATAAGTATGATGCACTGATCGCAGGTTTAATTAAACAGTTTGAAGCGCTTGGATTAACATTACAAGAATCTATGGCATTGGCTGGCATGTCTGCTAGATACCAAGCCCAAGCCGATGCAATTGCAGCTGGTAAAGGCCCAATTACAGGCGGCACTACATTAACTCCTAGATTACCAGCGTTACCAGCTAGTTATTTCCAAGATCTAGCAACGCAATTAGTAGGTACATCTTCTTATGCTGGTATGAATGTGGCTCAAATTGCAGAAGAAAGAGCTAGAGAATCTGGCAATAGATTTGTGGATGTAAATCTAAGAATTGACTCACCATCTGGCGATAGGTTTGCGCAACTAATGGCCGAGAGTATTCAAATTGCTGGTCGCAGTGGATACAGCACTACACCTAATGGCGGATTACAATAATGACAGTACCAGTAATAAATGCTGTAATTAACTTTAGCACTGGCCCTAGTTTTGCCCAGGCCATGATTTTAGATACAGGTATTTTAGACACAAACATATTGGCAGATTCAGTAGCTGTAATCGTAGATGTATCTAATCAAGTAAATAGAATAGAAACTAATAGAGGCCGTACCGCTCTTAGTGATGAGTTCCAAACAGGTTCGCTTACTTTACGCATAGTAGATCAAAATGGTGATTTTAATCCACAAAATGTATCAGGGCCTTATTACAATTTATTAACACCTATGAAAAAAGTGCAGATTACCGCTACCTATGGCTCAGTTACTTACCCTATATTTGCAGGATATATTACAAGTTATGTAACAACCTATCCAGATGAATCAGAAGCAGATTTAGCAATGACTACTATACAAGCTGTAGATGCTTTTAGATTAGCCCAGTTAGCACAGATAAGCACAGTGGCTGGCACTAGCGCTGGTCAGTTATCGGGCGCACGTGTTAATGATATATTAGATGAAATTTCATGGCCAGCATCTCAACGTGATATTGATGCAGGTCTTACTACATTACAAGCAGACCCAGGCACTAACCGCACAGCGTTACAATCACTATTTACAGTAGCCAATTCTGAATATGGTGCTATCTATGTTGATGCCGACAATAACTTTGTATTCCAAGATCGAGGCGTAACTGCTAGTTCTATTGGTGGCACACCTACAGTGTTTGCAGATGATGGATCAGGTATAACATACTTTGATGCTACCTGGATATTAAATGATGTACTTATATTTAACAAAGCCACAATTACTAGAGCTGGTGGTAGCCCACAGGTAGCCCTAAACCAAGCCAGCATAGATAAATACTTTTTGCATAGTTATTTTTTAGATAACCTATTAATGCAAACAGATGCCGCAGCGTTAGATCATGCCCAGGCTTATGTAGCTTCTAGGCAAGAAACCTCTATACGTGTGGATGCCATAGTGTTAGACCTTTATACACCTAGTTATAATTCAGGCATAGTCGCAGCCCTAGACCTAGACTTCTTTGATCCAATTACAGTTAAGACTACCCAGCCTGGTGGATCACTTTTAGAGAAAACTTTACAGATTTTTGGGGTACGCATGAACATAACCCCGAATAGTTGGAAAACCACGTTCACGACACTAGAGCCAGTTATAGACGCTTTTATCCTAAATAATAGCATTTATGGCACTTTAGACTATAATGTCCTAAGTTACTAAGGAGTAGAGATGGCAGCAGGTTTAGGGTTTAAGGATTTTGTTACAGGCGAGGTATTAACCGCAGCCGACGTAGATGGCTATTTAATGCAAGGTATCTGGGTGTTTGCTGATGCTACAGCTAGAAATGCGGCAGTTACTTCACCGCAAGAAGGTAATGCCTGTTACTTAAAAGACACTGATGTAATTCAAGTTTACAACGGCAGTACCTGGGTTACTCAATCTTCTAATAATTCTGGCAAAGTATTACAATCAGTGCAAGCGACAACAAATACTGATACTTCCAATTCTACATCTACTTATGCAGATAGCACCTTAACTGTAAATATAACTCCAACACTAGCCACTAGTAAAATTTTGATTATGACTTCTCAGGCTTTACGTAGAACTGATGGCAGTACTGGCAATGCAGTACAAACTAGATTAATGAGAGATTCTACAGTTTTGCTTACAACAGCGCCACTATTTTATACAGGTACGGCAGTTTTCCAAGGATCTCAACAAAGCCTAGTTTATTTAGATACACCTGCCACTACTTCAGCGCTTACCTATAAAACTCAGTTTAGAAATATACAAAACACAGCAACAACACAGGCAAATTACGACAGCAATACCGCCTCTATTGTTGTATTAGAAATTGGAGTATAAAAATGAGTCAAGATACAGTAAAAGGTTGGCAAGTTTTAACAATGCTAAGGCCTAATGGTGGTTGGATACAAACTGGAAACGAGTTTGAAGGTATTGAATTTTTAGAGTGTGCACCAATAACTAAAAAAGAATACGAAGCAGGATTTGATAAATATGAATCCTGGAAAGCAAAGCAAGACGAAGCTAAAGCACAAGCAAAAATCACAGCACAAGCAAAATTAGCAGCACTTGGTTTAACTGTTGATGATTTGCAAGCTTTAGGTTTATAGATTAATAAATGAAGCCTTGGCTTTGTGCAGCTGGTGTCCAGTTAAGAGAACAAATTGATACCTGGTATCCAGATCGCCGCTCTACCAGTGATGGGTGGATTGGTGATGCTCGTCACAGTTCCACCAAATCGGATCATAATCCAGACGAGCGGAGCGGATTCGTTGTCAGAGCCATTGATGTTGATTCTCGCTTGGATTCATCCGAAGGGATCTCAATATATCTGGCTGACCAGATCAGAAAATGTGCGAAAACCGATAAGCGTATATCTTACATAATTCATAATGGCATGATTGCTAGCAGAATACTTAATTTTAAATGGCGTAAGTATAAGGGTTTTAATAAGCATACGAAACACATTCATATAAGCTTTACAAAGTTAGGCGATAAAGATTCTAAGCCGTTCGATATACCACTACTAGGGGGAAAAATATGAAGATAACAAAGAAGCAGAAAGCAATACTAAAATCCTATGCACGTGGAGTATTAGTATCTTTCTTAACATTTTTAGCTAGTAATGAATTAGGTTTAGATCCAGCACTGTCTGTAGTAATTGCAGCACTTGCTGGCCCAGCAGCTAGGGCTCTAGATAAATCCGATACAGCTTATGGTGTCGGTGCTGATGAAAAATGAGTCCAGCGGAATGGGCTGGCTTTGGCGCTGGCGTTATGGCCGTGCTATCAGGCGTGCTAATAGGATTACGTTTTTTAGTTAAAGGCTGGCTAAATGAGTTACGCCCTAATGGTGGCTCTAGTATGAAAGATCAATTAACTAGATTAGAACAGCGTGTCGATGATCTATTCCTTATCATGAATAAGCGACAATAGCAATATGGCAACTACACGTAAGCGCAAGAAGATTAATAGGCGCAGGGTGCGTAAATCACCAGAGCCATTAACTAAGTTAGAAGTGTTTTATATTGCCAAACATGAGATGTATAGAGCTGCACGTAAGGCTGGATTTACTGAATCTGTTGCCTTATACCTAATGGATAGCCCATCTTCCATGCCCGATTGGGTTGTAGGAGAAGACGGCATTATCCCAACTATCCCTACTCCAGATGAGGATGACGATTAAGCGCATAGCGTTTGTGTCTGACCTGCAAGTACCTTTTTTTAATGAAGCAAGTGTTAAATCCGTAGGCCGTTTTCTGGCTAAATGGAATCCGCATAGGACTATATGCATTGGTGATGAAATTGATTTACCACAGCTAGGTGGTTTTAATGCTGGCACCATTGACGAAATGGTCGGCAATATAAACGACGATAGAAAACAAACACAAGAAGTCCTAACATACTTAGGCGTAACAGATGTACTAGGAAGTAATCATGGAATCAGACTTTACCGATCAATTAAAAAGCGACTACCATCATTCCTCAACTTACCAGAAATGCAGTATGAGCGTTTTATGGGATATGACAAGCTCGACATTAAATTCCACCCCTTTGGGCTCGATTGGGCACCAGGCTGGACAGCCGTACATGGCGACTCTTTCCCTCTTAGCCAAATTCCTGGACAAACAGCCTTAAATGGGGCTAGAAGGCTTGGTAAGAGCGTGGTCTGTGGGCATACCCATAGATTAGGGTCTGCGGCCTTTACAGAGGCATCTAGAGGCCAATTAGGGCGTACTGTATGGGGTTATGAAGTCGGAAATCTCGTTGATTTAAGCAGTTCAGGCATGGCGTATACAAGGGGCTATGCTAACTGGCAACAAGGCTTTGCCGTGGCTTATGTGCATGAGCGTAAAGTCCAGGTAATAACCATCCCTATCAATGCAGATGGCAGCTTCATATTTGAGGGCAAACTCTACAAATAACGTTATCAAATCGTTATCAAAAATACCCTCTAAATCATCCACAAAGTCATACACAAGTGTCACACTATTGACATGCCACAAAGCGTGTGCATAGAAGGTAGGGCTACATGAACAACATATGGCTAGAAGCTAGACAGGATGGTCTGATATTTTTTTGGATCATGCTAGGTCTTATGGTTTTAACTTTGATTGTATGGAAAATACAACACAATGCTTTTGAGCGTGGCTACTGGGTTGGTAGATCAGCTGGTTGGAAAGCATCTATCGAGCATAATCAAAAGATCGAGAAACTAAGATCTAGGGCAGTGTTTGATTATGACAAAAACTGAGGATCTATTTAATGAAGTCATTACTACGATCCAACAGCGTGGAAGTGTCTATGGACACCCATACTACAACCACCAAAGAATCGCAGGACTATGGTCTGCATATCTTGATCACCCAATCACAGCACACCAAGCTGCTTTATGTATGGCGTTGGTCAAGGTTTCTAGGCTTACTGAAACTCCAGATCACTACGACTCAGTTAAAGACTTTATCGCCTATGGTTCTATCTATAGGACAGTGCTCGAAGCAGAACAAGACTCTGACTTTGATTGGAGAGAATAATGGCGTTTGACCTAAGCAATTACGAAACTGTTGATAGCAGATTACATGCATTTTGGGAAAGGTATGAAGATGGAAGAATCGAAACAGAGTTACTTGAAGCTGGTGCAAACAGATTTATCGTTATTGCCAGAATCTACAAAACAGAAGCAGATCTCAAAGCGTGTGCTACGGGGCTTGCGTTGGAGAATATTAGCGATAGAGGCGTTAACGCAAATTTCGCTTTACCTAATGCGGAAACAAGTGCGATTGGTAGGGCGCTTGCAAACGCAGGTTTCTCAGCTAAAGGTAAGCGACCAAGCCGAGAGGAAATGGCCTCAGTAAACGCCAAGTCAGAATCCTTTACAGTAGAAAACAAGCTAGAAGATCCAGTGCAATGGGGCGATAGTGATTGGACTACAGCTGTGCCAGAAGCACCTAATCCACCGCCTGAGTGTGGCTGTGCTAAAGGTATGGCATTAAAGAAGGGTTTAAGCAAGACAACTAAAAAGCCTTTTTATGGTTATATCTGTTTAGATAACATTAAAGAACATGCTATCTGGGCTAAACAAACCAGTACAGGTGCCTGGTACTTTCCAAAGGATAATCAATGACAATCAGTGACAAAATAACAGTGATTTATTGGAATTTATTGGAGTTTTTAATTTGCCCAATAAGGGGACACACAAGAGAATATAATGATTTTCAATGGTGTACACGCTGTTATAAATCATTCTGGGAAGAATTGGAGTAACTATGGGCTACATAGCTTTTATTAATGGTAAGGGTGTACAAGTTGTCATGGATGATAATGGAGTGCACCTAGAGCCAACAGTTATTAGGTGTGAAGTCTGTGAAGATGATCGGGTCTTCAAAGATGGAACATGCTTTAGATGTCATGAGTTGATAAATCGTGACTAAGTTCAAATGTAATGGCTGCAAACGTGATACTGAGTTCTTATGGCTAGATCAAACAGAGATGCCAGATGGCTTTAAGTTATACCAGTGCATGGATTGTGGCTGTGTAGGCGTTAAAAATATAAGTGAGCAAAAAGATACGCCTAAAGATAGCAAGGTAAGTAGATGTAATAGCTGTGGGGCATGGCAGTTTGAAAACCTGCCGTGTCACACCTGTTTACTGTTAGGGGTATCAGATGCCAACGTATGAGTTCAGCTGTAATGAGTGCGGCACCTTTGGCTCTACCTTTAGATCATTTACCGAGGATGTGCCTACTATGGATTGTCCTAAATGTCATACTTTAATGACCAGGCTGTATTCAGCACCAGGATTAGTGTTTAAGGGTAAAGGTTGGGGTAGTAAACCATGATCAAACCTTTTAGCTTAGAGTTATACACTGACAATGATAATGCTAAAGAATTGGTTATCCAATGGCTAGAAAGTAAGGGCTGCACAGCCTGGGTAAATCCTGACCAATATGGCATTGATCTATTGTTTAAGAATCCAATAGGTGATTATTACAGCTGTGAGGTAGAGGTTAAACATAACTGGAAAGGCGCTAAGTTTCCTTTTAAGACTATGCACATACCAGCACGTAAACTAAAGTTTGCTACAGATAATTCTATATTTGTGGTATTAAATAGTGATCGTTCGCATTTAATTATGTTGCATGGTGAGGATCTACGCAAGGCACCTATTGTGCGTAAAGATACGATTTACACAGAGGGTGAATACTTTGTAGAGATAGAGGTTGATAATGAATGAGATTGGCTACGATCAAACCTGGCAAGAAGGCGACGACTTACGCTATCAATGTAAATATGTTGTGATCTAAATCACCGTCCATATAGTGAGATGATATTGTTATCTATGTTGAAAGGACTTGCTTATGTATGCTACCCTCAAAAAGCGTTCGATCTTAAATCGAAAAGCTGAGCCGCCCAAGGCCAGGCTCGGTAGGCGCAGAGTTTGGGCAGGCTCTATGCTAATTGCATTTAGTCTTTGCTTTTCAAAAGATTATTCCGTAGCAGCTAATAAACCCATGCATTACAAACAATATGCTTTCATTCAATTAAATCATTCATTCACAGAGTTCTACTGTTTAGATGAGTTATATCATAAAGAGAGTAGATGGAATCCTAAAGCTAAGAATGGTAGTCATTATGGTATACCACAAGGTAGATCTAAGTATCTTAGTAAAGTAAATGGATATAAGCAGGTAGAGTGGGGCATTAAGTACAATAAGAATAGATATGGTTCAATGTGTAAAGCATTAGATCACTTCAAACGTAAGGGATGGCATTGAGCGAACGTGCGTTAGGTAGTGGTAAGTGGAAGAAGTTACGCATACAGATCCTTGACAGGGATGGATGGCAGTGCGCCCTTTGCAATGCACCAGCCACATCGGTTGATCATATATTTCCTCGTGTAAAAGGCGGAAGCATGTGGGCTTTAGACAATCTACAAAGCCTCTGTAAATCATGTAATAGCCGTAAAGGAGGTCGTTTTTTTAGCCACAAGGCGAC